CTACACCCTTTTCCCCTACAAAGATAGCCTTTGTGCCTATTGCTATCCCCATCGCTTCGCCTATCACCCATCTGCGCACTTTGTCAGTCGTAACTAACGCACCCTTCGGGGGAATATAGTCGACGCGCTTCATCTTGCGATCAATCGCTTCTTCTAGTGTGTTGGCCTCGAATACCTTACGCAATTCATCCCGCTTCAGATACAGGCCATTCTTGGTGTATTTCCCAAGCCAATCATCCGCCCAACCTTCACCATACATTGCGCGGAACGCGTTATTGGTAAACATAAAGCAATCGTTGGCATGCCATTGAAACGGCACATCGCGCATCTTGCGGATGTAGTCATTAAGCGCGTCTAAATCAGGCTTCACCATTTTCTGTGGCCCTGCCCCATACGATTTGTTTATCTTGCAGCTTAGTCACCCAATCAAAGAATGTATCGCTGCCAGACAACCCTTTTGCCGTTCTTACGCCAGCATGACTTTCCCGCGTGTATCTACGCACGTTAGCCCGCTCTAAAGCAATCAGTCTGCTTTCAACGGTAAGACTAATTGTCACACTTTCAGCTGCATCCTGGATCGTCATCTTATCCATATAGCCGCTGAATACCTCGACAGTTTCACTGCCAACGCCCCAATAGATTTTAACTAATCGGCCCTGATACTCTTCTGTTAACGCATAATTGATTATCGTACTATCTAAACCGTTTAAAGTCAGTGTAGTTCCGCGCGCAGATAGGTCTGACGCTTCCTCTAAGCCGTCTATGGTAAGCAAATTGCCCGTGCCAGTGTAAGTCTGCCCACCGATTGTTTTGTTGCCGTAGCCCGTCCATAGGCGCATATTGCCCGCGTCAAACGCAAGATCAACTGCATAGAAAACATCAATTTCATCGCCATCAAGCGCAGTAAGTAAGGCGGCTGGAACTGTTCTGCTCATATCGCTTCAAATGCTCCAAATGTAATGCCGTAAATGCTTGCCTCATTTACTGACCAGTTTTGCTGATTGTTTGCCAAGCGGAACTTGCCAGTTGTATTCAAGATATTCACGCCCGCATTAGATTTACTTTCACGCAGGGCTGGCCAGATTTCTACATCTTGTGCTGATCCTGTACCTGTCACATCTTCTAGCACCTTGTGCAATGTGCGGTTAGATGTAGTGCCGATTTGGATATAATCGCCAGCAAGTAAGGTTTCGCCTGATGTAATTGTACAAGATATTGTACGATCACCCGCACTACCTGTCGCGGCGTTTACATCACTGTTGGTTGAGACTGTGCCGCGCGGTGATGTTGCGCTGGGATCGCCAAGGTAGAATGTGCCGTATTGCCCACGCAAGCTAATCAGAAATGCAATCCACTGTTCCGCATCCGCACGTTTCATTGGCGGCAATGTAATATCAGCTTGCCATGTTTCGCCGCTGTAAGCGTGTGCCTGACCCGCAAAGGTAAATGGTGACTGACTATAAGCCACGGCGTTGACCGCGCGTAACTCAATCTGCGCAATGCCAGTGTGTGACGGCAGGGTTAAGGGGTAAGTGATAGCCATTATGCAAACGCCCTTCCATATGAACCGCCACGCCGCTTCGCATCCGCGACTGCCGCTTTCGCGCTTTCCGCAATCTGTGGCATCAGTGACCTGATTTCAGTGCGCACGGTTTGCTGTACGCCTGTTGATACGTTGATGGTTTGGTTGACTACCACTTGACCACCGCCGTTCATCTTGTCGTTTGGCACGATAGAACCGGTGCGGGAAGGCACAAACAATTCTGGCCCACGTTCACCCACAACGTACGGGTTTCCGCGCTGTACGGGACCGCCTATAGCCTTCATAGGTGTCCCACCGAATGATGGGAATGCCGATGTGATTGCGTTTGTGATAAATCCGGTGATCTGCTTAACGACAAACACGCGATAAAGTTCCTTGATAATGTCAGCGGCCATTGTGCGGAATGCATCTTTAGCTTTCTTTGTGCCGTCAACCATAGACATAAACGCATCACCAAACTTGTCACCGATCATATCAGCAACGGTTGTGACTGCCGCGCCTGTTTCTTCGCCGGCTTGCTTGATGCGTTTGAAATATGAAAATACATCAATTGTAATAAGGTTGTTCAATTCATCCTGAAGATTTTGGTAGCTTTCAAAAGGCTTATCCAGTTGTGCGCGCAACTCATCTTCACGCTTCATCAATTTTTCCATTTGGTCATTCAACATGTCCATACGGTCAGCCGTTTTGTTCATCGCGGCATCAAGGTTATTTGTTGCGAAATCTGTACCCATAAGTTCGTTCATCATACCGGCAAGATCATCAATGGTTTCTGCGAAACCTTCGGTTAATGAACTGGTGAAAGTTGTCCATCTAAATGCAAGGTCATTAATCAGCAAAGAAAACTGAACGCCAAATAAATCTATCCTTGCCGTTGACCGTGAAAACGCTTCCTGAACTATTGCTGGCACATTGGAAATAAATACGGCAAACATATTTATGCCGTTCACTATCCCATTAATCGCGGCCATCGCACCCCGCTTCAATAAGTCAAAACCTTTTACAACCAGATCAACCGCCGGACGAACAAAGTCAATCAATGGCTGGAATGCAGTTTTCATATCCGCGCCAAATCGCTTGAAGTCGAATGATAACTTAGTAGTCTTATCGCCCATCATTGCAATGGCACCACCAACCGCAATCAATGCACCTAAGATCATCCCTTTTGGACCAAAGATAGAAGCAAGTTGTGGGCCTTGCATGGTCATAATGCGCAGTGCATCAGTACCCATAGAAGCCTGAACCGCCATATCTTGGAACTGCAATGACGCCATTCCCAAGCTGCGGGTCATGTTCTTATTGGCTTTACCAACGCCCTGCATCCCGCGCACATGGCGGTTCATGTTGGCCGTTGACTTCATCATAGTCTTATCAAGTGAACCAAGCTGCGCCTGTACCTTTTTCATTTCAGGTACGGCGTTGCCAACGGCGTTCATTTCAAACGTTAGCTTTTCAGTCGCCATTGTCTTTTTGCTCCGACTTGATCTTAAAGTATGCGACCCATTCGTTATATTCTGAAAGGCTGATTTGCTCTATTTCACCTATGGTTTTGCCAAGCAATTCAGCCAATGCAATCAGATTATATCTAAACGGATCGCTTCTTAGTTTTTTTCGTGTTCCTCTATAGTCACACTTTCAAGAACCGCACCAAACACCTTTGCAATCAAGTTGATTGGTTCGCCCATCAATATTGGCTTATCTTCAAGTGAAAATGCCTTTTCACCGGCATCGTCTTCACACTTGCGGATGATCATATCAATCATGGCCGACATTGTTGGGTTATTGATGAAATCCTTGTGTTTACGTTGGATTTGCTCCATGTCACGCGCTGAAACCGTTGTGAAATATAGGCGAAGCGGTGTATCCCCTTCGCCCCATTCTTCCACATCCAGAAAACCCCGTTCTTGTTCCGCCCGTTTTGCTGCAATGCGTTTCGCTAGTGACATATTACGCTACCGTTGTTTCCGTTAGTGCGCCAGAACCTTGAAGCGTTAAGGATGCCTCAACCAAACCATCAAATGATGAATTGATTGTGCGACCTGTCACAATGGCTGTACCGCCATAATATGTGTCGCCTGATGTTGCACCTTCGGGGTAGAAGTTAAGTGTAACTTCTGCACCAACGGTCAACGCACCTTGGCCACTTGTATCGGTTTCATCCCAATACACATCAACTGAACCAGTGAAGTTTTTCAGTGATGATGAATATGTGCGGGATGTGTCGCCCATAGTTGTTGTTTCTAGTGTATCCGCTGTTTCTTCAATGCTAAAGGAGCGGATTTCTGCAATTACAGTGTCAGAACCAGCCGTGCCGACTTTTACGGTTCCTTCACTTCCTGTATGTGTCGCCATTTGTGGAACTCCTACTTGGCTGTTTCTACATCATTGATAGCTGTAACATATCTGATTGAATAAGTCAGCTTGGCTATTCCAAGAATTTGGTCAGCTTCACCGTCAAATTGTATTTCAGTTGATGTTAACACGCTGAACTTAGCAAGACCATTGATTGTAAAATCACCGGCTAATGCTTCTTCAACCTGGACGGCTATCGCGTCCACATCATCATCAAACTTACTTGTTTCGCGAACATAAATATCTATGTCCAAAG